TATATGACCTGTAAAAGATGTCGTACTAAACTCAACCTCAATCTCAAAATCACCCGCAAATGTTATAGGCGCTGCAATCTCATAATAAGCATTTGCAATCGGGTCTAGGTCTATGAAGTTATGGGTGGTTATGTTTGAAGGCAGCAAACCAAACGGTTCTTTTAGTAAAGATTGAGTAATTAGGTTAAGGCTAGGTAGCGTACCTTTTCCTAAAATTAAACCAGAAAACCGCACTTACTGACCCACGCTTATACTAATAGGGGTGGCTTCTTTAGGGTTAAATAACCAAAGTGTTTGTGCTGTCGAAGATACTGTTAGTGCCGTTCCAGTATTTTCGCTTGGATATATCATGAAGCTTGAAGTGCTGTTTGCAGGCTGTGTTGGGCTTTCAGAAGCCAATATGAAATGCTTTCCGTTGTTTTGAACAAAAAATGCTGTTTCGGCGGTTATACCGCTAATTGTGTTTACGTCAACCCAACCATCTGAATAGTTAAGCGTTATTGAAGGTTTTGTAGCCATGGTAGTGTACTCCCTGTACTGGTTATATTAATTTATAGGGGAGGGGCTAAATAGAAAAACCCCCTGTTGTAGAATTCTGTTACACATAGAAAAATCTAGGCATAACAGAATTATACAACAAGGGTTTATATTAGTCAAACTTATTTTTTTATTTTGCCATAGGTGCAAAAATAACTCCACAATGCGTATAGTTACGTAATTTGAACTGCCTAGAGTTTAGTTTTAATAAATCTTCTAAGGTATTAAAATTAGGCATACTTAATGTTGGGAAGGTCTTTGGTTTTCTGGTAAGAAGTTCTTCTATAGCTATCATGTGACTAGAATATATATGTGTATCTCCACCAGTAAATATAAGCTTACCCACACTGCAACCACAAAGGTCAGCTAGTATATGAGTTAGTAAAGCGTAACTTGCTATGTTAAATGGTAGCCCTAAAAAGGTGTCTACTGACCGCTGATGCCACATTAAGCTTAATTCGTTATTAGGAGTAACGTACACCTGGAAAGTGTGATGACAAGGGGGCAGTGCCATGGCCGGTAACTCCGCTACATTCCATGCCGTAACCATATTACGCCTAGAATGTACTCCCGTAGTTTTACCATTTTTAATACTTTGTATAAGTTCTACAATCTGGTCAACCCCATTGAAGTTCCTCCATTGGTGCCCATAAACCGGCCCAAGGTCTCCATTGGAGTAACCAAGTGCTTTACCTTGTTCTTCGTAATTAGCGTCCCAAATTGTGAAGTTATTAGTATTGGGGCCGTGTGTCCTTGTCCGTAAATCTTCGACATTGGAAGACCCTGATAAAAACCACAACAGTTCGGACACTACAGCATTCCAAGCTAAAGATTTAGTTGTTATAGCGGGAAACCCTTTAGTCAAGTCCCACTCTAACCTAGTACCAAAGATTGATTTTGTACCTACCCCTGTTCTATCTCTGGTATTAACACCTTCTATTAGGATTTTATGTATTAAATTGATGTAATTTTTCACTTAGTATACTTCCTGATAATACAACGTTCTGATTCTAGTAAGATTTCTTGGTTTAAAGTGGATAGGTACGCCATTGTTTCTGCCGAGACATAAGTATCTGCTTCGTATACCCCCTTAACAGTTGTGTGGTGTATCTCGTCACAACTTTCTAGAGCTTCTGTTGTTAAAAGGCTAGTGCCTCCTATGATACAAACATCGGCTATTTCTAACCAAGATAGGTCTGCAATAAAGCTTTCTGCCCCTGTCCATAATGGGTGTGGGGTTCCAAGGTCTGGTAAACCTCTATTTTCTAAATCTAATATTACTACAGGGGTTCTGCCTTTTAACTTTGGTAGGGTTTTATACGTATTGTATCCCATAGCTATGTAATTATTTTTAGTTACTGCTTTAAAATGATTGAGGTCTTCTTTGATAGGTGGCCAGGGCAGGCCACCTCCTATCCCAAAACCATGGTTTAAATCAGTAGCAAATATTGCTTTGATCATGTAAGCTCTCTTTTTAGCTGGGTTAAGCGTCCTGCCATGTCTGTGGGTGCTAGTACAGAATTTACCAAGTATGATGTTAGCTGTATTTCTTGAGCAGCCATTTGAACCTTACTTGAATCAATATAATTTTCCATATAAGGCAAAGGATTTTCTTCTATAAGTGGCACTTCTATACCCAGTGTCCTAGCTACTGGTTGAGCCATATAGTTTACATATTCTTTTATCAGCTTAGGATTTACACCCACTACCTGTCTGCCTTCGCTAAACAAATAATCTGTCCATTTCATTTCTGTTTCCAAAACCGCATCAAATAACATTTTTATTTGTGGGGCTAACCTTTCAAAAAGTGCTGGATTCTTTTTAATCTCTATCTTTAGTACCTCAGCACCGCCACGAGCATGTAACATTTCATCCCTACAGATTAAAGAAACATTTTGTGCAATACCTTGCATAATACCCGTCTCAGCTATACCGAAAGTAATAGCAAATGACGACATAAAATTTATACCCTCAAGGCAATATAAAGCAATCAATGCCAAATATAGTTTTTCTTCTTTTTGTTCCAAACTAGCTGTAACAGGCAGGTTAGCTAAATCGTCAAAACAATCCTTTAATATATCTGATCGTTTAACTACGGCTAGATCTGCATACCCCTCACGAAGGGCTTGATTAGGGTCGGGGAACGTCTGTTTTATAATGTGACTGTACGTTCTAGCATGTATAGTCTCAAACAAAGATACACAGTTATACCAAGCTTCTAAGTCAGTGTTGGTTACATGTTCCATTAGAATACCAGTAATAGACCGAGATGCAATGCTATCTGCTAGGTGCTGCCACAGGATGGTTTTAACCATCAAATCTACAATTTCAGGTTTAGCGTTTAACATATCTTGTCGGTCTTGGGATAGGTCTATCTCAAACTCATTCCATATCTGAGATAACTGTTCTTGGAACAATGTATCTAATACGGGATAGGGCATGTTAATGGTATCTATAAACCCTAACTGCTCGCCAAAGAATAATGGATAGTTTCCTGTTTCATGTCCTGTATTTTCTGCATTGAATACAGTTTTCTTTTCTCCATAATAAACTACACAATCCTCGTAGCCTCCTATGTGCTGGTATGTACCAAAATTTGGTATATTCTGGTATACCTGAGGAACAGTAACAGGGATTCCTGTACTGCTACCAGTCAGCGCTGTATGTTTTGCTAATAATGCTTCGTTGTCCGTTACTTTGTAATACGTCCAAGTTAATTTCTTAGCTTCCATCAATTCTATGGCTTTAACGCACCAAGGGCAGTTGTCTTTTCCTACTATAATAATCATAATTTGCACGCTCCTGAATCACATGTTTCTTCTTGTTCCACTTCTTCACCTCTAGTATCTAAATTATTTTGATAATATGCTGTTTTTACGCCAGCACTCCACTGTCTGAGAAACCACTCAACCAAATCTTCCATCGGAACCTTTTTGTTAGGATACTTAGTAAAGTCTAACCAGTAATCAGCCGATATTGCTTGATCTGCATAATCTTGCAATGCTTTATAGTATGGTATAATGTCTACGTCCCACGCCGTAAGCTTGTCTTCTGTAAAAAACTCGCTGATAAATTGTATCTTACCGCGTCTAGCTCCCTTGTAAATTACTCTATTTCTACTAGGATACACACCATTAGTTGCATTACTAAATACGGAGCTTGATTCTGTGGGCATATGAGCAACTAAAACACTATGTGCTCTCGGTTTATTTCTTACTGCTTCCCAATCTAGTACAGATTCTTTAGTGCCTTTCTTAGTATCAATGGGCAACCAATATGTATTGATTCCTTCAACGGATTTGCCTGTTTCTTTAGCGATTTTTTGGCTTGCTTGCAGTAAACAATAGTAATGTAATTCTGCTGTTTCTTCGACTAGTTCTAAAGACTCTTCAGACCCATCGTAATCTAAGCCATTTTTATATATTAATGAGGCTAGGCCAGTGAATCCGATACCTACAGATTTTCTTTTTAATAAAGAAGCTCTCATAGAAGGAGTTAGCATAGGCGCTCTCTCAATCATTTTATCTACTGTTCTTAGCGCACGCTCTGCTACTGCGGGATATTGTTCAAATTCTATATTAGCTACATTTAATGCTGCTAAAGCACAAAAAGCAACTTCGCCTTTTGATTCTGGAGCCGTATAATCGTTCAGATCAATAAAACCTTTGGTTGGTAAACATATCTCTAAACATAAATTAGATTGTGATATAGGGTCAATAAACGGTGTATGACTATTAGCTCTAGTTAAGTTGATGCAATATACTCTACTAGTTTCTGTTCTAGCCTTGCAGAAAGATTCTATTATTTCCATAGCTCTTACTTTAGTGTAGGGTACTCCATCCGCTATTGCCTTTTTAACTACATCCATATAATTTCTTTTATGTAAAGCAGCGTGTACTTCTGGTGCAGCAGATAAACTAAATAAATACCAATAGTCGTCGTTTAGTACGGCTTTGGCAAAATCGTCGTTATACGCTAAGTTATAGTCTATTTTATCTACACGTCGTGCAAGGTCTATTCTTTGCGTTTTTAGTAACAATAATTGCATGACGTCAGGGTCAATACATTTAAACGTCATAGTGGCTGAGCCGCCACGTGTAAGCTGAGTGTACTTTTTAACACTAGACTCAATCGATTTATAAAGTGGTTGTTTTCCTAGGTGTTTTACTGCTCCACCTTTTACTGCATCTCCTGTGCTGCGAGTATTAAGTGTAATACCGATGCCTGCTTTTTTAGCTGTCATACTAGAAGCTACAAGCTCTGCTACATCTAAACTTTCTACCGTATCATTGCTTTCTATAAGACAACAAGATATACTATTGTAATCTCCATTTCTTACGCCGTTTAATGCTGGTGTTGGTAAATTGAGCTTATAGGATAATAAATCTTTTGCTACATCGAAAGCTAGATCTGTAACTCCATGATACGCAATAGCTACAGCTAAACAACCCTGTGCTGGTGTTTCTACGGCATAATCTTGTATTTTAATTGAATACTTGTCTGTCCATTGCTTAATGGTACAGTATTCTAAGCTATAATCTTCTAGTTCGATTAGCCAGTTATCTACAATCTCTTCTTGAATTATAAGGTCTTCATCTAATAACCATTCACCCTTCCAAAAACCACGGTCTTCCATGATACTCAAAAAATCTGTAAATGTAGAGTTTTGTGCTTTAATTACGCCTAACAAACGTTCTTGGTTTTTATATACAGAAGCTAATTCTAATTTTGCTGCTACTCGGCTATAAGTTATATCTTCTTTGTCTAAGCAGACAGAAATCATAGTTTGATGTATTTCTTCTGTAGATATTACTTCTGGAAGTCTAGCTAGTGTTTTGGATAATATTTCGTATTCCATTTCTACTTGGTTGTTTAACCCTTCTACTGACCAGGCAACCCATTTCCTTACTTTACTGGGATCAAACTTTACAGTGTTCCCGTTACTTTTTCTTACTTGCATTTAGTACTCCCAATTGCCTTTGCCATATATGTCATCAAAATGTTCTTCTGTTTCGGCTAGAGCTTCATCTGCTAGATCGTCTTCGCAGTACTGAAAGTATTCTATAGAATTTGGAGATATTAACTCCCTCATTCGAATACCTAACTGCTCTGCCTTGGTCTCGACTACGTCTAACCACTCTTCTTCTGATATTCTTTTCATTTGTTTCTCTTAGTTAATTCAATATAAGTATTATACTTGCTTTTAGGTAATATGTCAAGTTAATTTTTGAGGCAAAAAAGGCAGGAATTACCCTGCCTTTTCTTTATACTTTAGCGTCCTCAAATATTTCGCCAAACAATCTACATTCATCAGAACGCACACAATACTCCCAACTATCGAAATCTACGAAAGCAGCGGGTACGTGGTATTCTTTTCCTAAATCCATCAAAACCTGTAGTCCTGATGTTTTAGATATAGAAGTTTGTCTAATATCTCCATCTATAATAATTTTGCTATTTTTACCTGTTCGCAAGAGAAGAGTTTTTAATATGCTCCACTCAATGTCTTCAGCTTCGTCAATAATTACAAAAGTATTATTAAAAGTCAACCCTTTAATATATTCTAGCGGTAAAAATTCTATAGAACCATTATCTACTAAATATTCAAACTTTTTAGCACCAAGCCTGTCTTTAATGACATTGGACACTGGAGCTACCAGGGGACCCATCTTCTCAACTAACGAGCCTTTCAAAAACCCTATAGACTTAGTACCTTCAACTTCATTAGGTCTAGCTATAATTATTTTCTCAATATTAGTTCTTGGATCATCAAACATATCAGCTGCTATTGTAGCTGCTATAAACGTTTTTCCCGAGCCTGCTACACCCGTCCCAACCACTACAGTTTGGTTACGTATTGCGTTTATATATTCGGTTTGTTTATCATTTTTAGCTTTAAGTGGAGGCCTGTCCCAAATTAGGTTAGAATCCTTTCTTTTACTTTCGCTTCTTTTTCGTGACATTTAATACCCTTATAGAATTGCTTTTAACTAATAAGACCAGTATTGGTCTAGATAAATAATACACAAATACTAAACAAATGTCAAGCGTAGTTTTTTACGCAGGGTTTGTAAACTGTTTTTAAAACTTCTTGACCAGTTACTTATATTTTGATATAATAGTTTTTCTATAAATTAATCGAGGAAGTTTATGAAGATAAGTAATTTTAAGTTGAAGAAAGTACAACCAGGTGTAGGAGATTTTATGCCTCCCTCTTTTTGGGCTACCGTGGACGTTACGAAAACAAAGTTTTTGGTTAATAGAACTAAGACGGTAAGTGTTTTTAAAAACTCTCATGGGGCATGGAGATGGCAAGATACGGGAGTACACACACCCCCAGCCGTAGTAGATTTAGCTCTAGCTTATACTGCTAGGCAATACCAAACGCAACTAGAGAGTTGTACTACAGATGAATAGCTTCTACGTAACAGGGTCTTTTCAGCAATCCGTACTGTACATCAAAGTGAATACCGACTGGACTAGAACAGGGTACAACGTTTTCACTAATGGAGAGGAAAAGATTACTATTCTCACCTCTCCAGATTCTTTACGGGGGCAACGTCCCGTAGGTAAGATCTACTACGACTACACTTTCAGTAAATTAGGGTACCGAATATCGAAGGAGTGGGATGAGATGTTCTACTACATAGGCGTAGACCTAACTGAACTAGAGGAGAGAACATGAACAAGATAATAATACTTAATGGGCCCCCTGGGTCCGGGAAAGACTCTATAGCTGAAGAGCTGTGTAGTCGATATCGTTTTGTTAGGTGTGAGTTTAAGGAACAACTCCACAAGATTGCGATGGTACTGTCGGGTTTAGGGGTTGCTGAGTACTTTGAGCTGTACAATAACAGAGACGTAAAAGAGGTTGAAACCCCTCTTCTTTTGGGATTTTCTCCTAGAAGCTTTTTAATACATATCTCTGAGGTTTTGTGTAAGCCCTACTTTGGTAAAGAGTACTTCGGTACTTTAGCAGCTGGGGCAATAAAAAAGGTGTTGCAGCAAAGTAACGCGGTCTTTAGCGATGGGGGTTTCCCAGATGAGATTAACGCCGTATATAGGATGTATGGTAAGAGTATAGTAATTGTTAGGTTATCGCGAGAAGGCTATACTTTTGAGGGAGATTCTAGGGACTATGTACTGGAGCAAGATTTAGAGAAAGGGTGTGATATTAAATCGGTCGAGTTACGGGTCGAAGGCACTGTAGCAGATACCGTCACTAGACTCAGAGCATTACTAGATAGCAAGGCCGTACCCCTCAAAATTAAGTATAAAAAATAATTTAAAAAATATATTGACAAATTAATATATTTGATATATTATAGATACTTAGATTGAGATTACAGAGTAATTTCTTGTTTAAGACTTCGGCGCAAATCCAAGAGCCTTTTATTAGGTGTAGCGTAGGCCGAGCCTACAGAACTTCAGAGGTTGATTAACCTCTCCTGACACAAAGAAACGTACAGCGGGAGCTTGCGCAGGGCATGTGTCGGAAACATAATACCCACGATCAGGGTACTAACCGTGGATGCATTGTAATGATGTAAGCCTAGGGTGTTGGCATCGTAAGATGTTTTAGCTAGCTATTCTAGCGCGAAAATCGGCCACCCACTGTACCGAGGTACGACAAAAAGGTGGTTTAAGACAGCGCACACGGCCTGGAAGGGTATACTCCAAAGGTGTAGGTACCAAAAAATCAGTAACAAAAAATCAAACAGGAATAAACAATGTATAACTTAATCGTGGTGCGAAAGCCCAAACATCTAAGCTACTCAACAGAGGGACTGACCTCGCTAGATATGGATATTTATCTTACTCTAGAAGGATTTGAGTTAGTTCAGGACGCTGTCCGTAATATAATGGTGCAGTCGTACGAACCTTACAACCCTGAGTTAGATGACCTGGACGTAGATAATTTCATACTACCAGAAGAAGAAGACTGCCGAGTAGTCAGACAGTACATAGAAAATGTGTTGTCCTTGATTATAGGATGTGTTAGAGAATTTGGAGCAGTCCAAGTAAACTTAGACACATTAAGCGTCTCCAACAAAATAGATCCGTCTATAGAATCCTCAATAACCTTTATAGAGGTTTAGAATGACTATTTCAGTACTACATGCTTGTGACTACAACGATAGAAATAAGCACGGTGAGTTTTTTAGAATAACTAGAGAAAACACCTTTTTAACTAAACGAATAGATAAGCAAGGCAATAAACTTAAAGCCAACTTCCCAAAGAAGTTTAAGCTAGGAGATTTTTATACCCCAGATTCGTTAACGGAATTAAAGCCTATACTAGAGCTGCTTGGCGAAGACCCCAAAGCTCTAATAATACGGCACCAATATATCAACGCTAAAATGGGAGATACAGTATTTAGACAGGCTAAATTCGTAAAGAATGAAGCTAGTAGAATAATCTGTATGGACATTGATGAGCTGGATTTACCAATGGATTTGGAACCTACGGACATAGTAGGACAGGGACTATACGTGTGTAATATTTTACATAAATGTAATCCTAATATATTTCCAGACGACATGGGCTTTATTGCTCAGGGATCATCGAGCGCAGGACTTAGCAGGACTATAAAGCTACACTTATGGTTAGAGAACTATGATTGTGTAGACCAGTCTCAACTAAAGAACCTATTCTATAGTGTCAATAGCACTTTTAAATCTAGGTTCGAAACAAATATAAACTTAATAGACGTATCACTATATAACGATATACAGGCGCACTATACCGCTTATCCTATGTTTGAGGAGACTTTGTCAGACCCATTAAAAGGTAAGCGTACGAGATATAATTATGGGAATCGTTGCTATGTCCCCGAGGATTACGTTAGTTATGTAAAACCAGCAGTTACTACCGACCTTGAGCGTACAACATATTTGAATGCTATCACGGGTAGTACCCTTCAAACTCTTGAACTATCTAATAGGATTAATGCCTTGAAAGATTGGGGCTCTTCTACTTCTGGTTTACGTAAAGCTGTTATTGCTACATACCATACTGCTGTACAAACCCAGTATTGCTTAGATTTACTAAGAAAAGATATAACAAATGTATTGGATAGTAAACGACCAGGTGAGCTAGAAAACTATATTTCACAGGGTATAGCTAGTGCTGTATCTAATGTTAAAGCTTGCTCTGTTCGCGAGGTACCTCTAAAATGTTTGGGTCTCCCACTGAAAACTATTAGTGGTGGTGGTGAAGAAAAGTTTCTAAATATGGGAGAATACCCACCACCAGATTCTGTAGTATTCTTAAAAGCTACGCTAGGGACGGGGAAAACTTATAACATAGAGCAGTGGTTAAAGTCTGGACACATCGAGGGTAGATTCCTAGCTTTGACAGATACTTCGGCTTTAGTAGAATCAAACACGAAAAGATTCAACCCTGCACGAGACTTTAGAAATCCCAAAGGAAGATTAGACTTTGCTACAGGTAAGGTTCAACGTCTTTCTGGCACGTTGCACTCTCTTTATAAAATCAAAGACTTAACTAATAGCTTTGATTTTTTGTTTATAGATGAGGCAGATTCTCTGATGAATAATTTATTGTTCGCTACAATAATAAGCGAAGAAAAGCGAGTTATCATAATAGAAGTTCTACGGGAGTTGTTGCAAAATACAGATAGAGTTATAATAAGTGATGGGGATATATCGGAAGAAACAGTAGCCCAATATGTAGAGTTAATGCAAGGTTCTAGGAATCTATACAGAGTATCGCACAAACGTCAAAATCTAAAGGGCGTTCCTGCGTACAAACATGTTAAAGAGAGTTCTTTATGGGGAGCTTTGCAGGGACACTTAGAGCTAGGAGATAAATGCTTGTTAGTTTCCGATTCTTCGCCAAAAGCTATCAATGAGTACTTGACTGCATTCAATAGATTGTTGCCTAGCAAAGTTATAAAGGTAGTTCATTCTTCATCTACTGACGATCATGATATTCGTGATATTATAGATAATACTACCGTAGCTTTGCGTAGACAAGAGGTAGACGCATTAATATGTAGTCCTAGTATTACTAATGGGGTAGACTTTAATTATTTTGATACTGTGTTTATCTTGACCACATCTGAGAATCACACACCAAATATGAGGTTCCAGGCTATGATGCGAGAACGCTCACCTGAGACTATTCATTATTATTTTGGTCTTATGAAACAGTTTATTACAGGTTTTTCTAGTGTGACAGTTGATAAAGACTTCTTGCCCACAGCTAGGAAAGCTTATGCAGCTAGGAGGGAGCGAGAGTATAAAACTTATGTAGCCACGTTTAATTACTATTTGGTAGAGTCTGGTGCTACAGTAGAAGTTATAGACGTTCCTTACGATAATCCCAAAGAAGCTGTAGATAAAGAAGAATACTTGATAGAAAGAATAATGGCTATATTAAACGCCAAAGAAAGTGTATCGCAAGCACGACATAACGATGCCTATGAAATGAAAGAGAAGATAAAATTCTTTTATGATGTAGACGAGTTAGCTTGGGATGATGTGGCGTGTTTTCTTAAAGAAAAACCAGATAAATGCGCTGAATACTTTCATAAGTTATATAAATCTTTTGGAAAAGAAATTCTGTCGGCTAGCGTAGAAAACCTACTGATTGCTTTGAGAAGTAGACCGAATGAGTTTTACTTGGCTGTAGGTGGTTCTTTGCAGGGAATAAACTCTCAAAGTGGGATCAATAAAACTAAACAGATACTTAGTAGGTGTGGCGTTAAGAAAACATCTTCTAATTTACTAGAATGGTATACAAAGTACTGTGAGTACACCGATGGAATAATTTTACCACCAGAACTTAGAGAATCAACGGAGACAATTAATGAATTACTTTAAAACCCCACCAAGACCGATACCAAAAACGGAGGGTGCTTTTCATAATCTATCTCGAATATTGCCGCACTACATAGCGGAAAATTTTGAGTATTTTGAACTGCTTCCCGTCCCTCGCAAACTACACAGTAACTATGAGGCTTACATAGCTAATTTTAAGAAAAAAATAGCTTGCACAAAAGCTGAATTGTTGTTATAATATGTTTTTAGAAATTGAGAAAAGAGATAAACATGGCACGTAGAAAGAATATACCAGAAGATGTAATACTAAGAGCAAAGCTATGGCTTGACGGTGGTGGCACTAAGAAAGGTGCTTGCGATATATTAGGAGTATCCAACAATAAAACAATGGAAGCTTTGCTTGAGGAGTATGATAATAAACTTCGTGTAGATAAAGAAATTCGCGCTAAAAAGCGTAAACAAGCGGTTACTTCTCAAGAACTCGCTGAGATAATCTCAGACCATTTGAGTGGCTATTCTATGCAAGAATTATCAGAGATCTACTATAGAAGTGCTGATACCATAAAGCATCATCTTGTCAAAAATGGTGCGCTAATTAGAACTCATACTAAGATTGATCAACTAAGTCCCCCGCTTCTTCCAGAAGAGTGTATGTCTGATTCTTTTGATATAGGACAGTTTGTTTGGTCGGCTAAATACAATTGCATAGCAAAAGTTATGTCGTTGTTTGGCAATGCTTATCGTATCAGAGTTTGGGGAGAGGGTATTATGCAGTACGCATATCAAGCATCTTGCGAACTAGGCAATCTAGCTCATTTAGAAGCTATCGGAGTACATCTAGGTAAACTAAGCCCAGAAATCCTAAGCACTGAAGAGATAAAACATCTAATCAATAAAACGCTGCTAGAGGCTAATAAGAAAACTAAGGCTAACAAAGATTAAAAAACAAATTGACAATAAGTCAAAATCAACGTATAATAACCTTTCACTAATAACAAAACAGGAAAATATAAAATGGCTTGGACAGACGAAAAACGTAAACTAGTAGTAGATTCTTATGTAACCACTATGGAAACTGAGTATACTACTGACGAAGATAGAGCTAAATCTTCAGTAGAAGTAGTAAAAGACTTAGCAGATACTCACGGTGAGACTCCAAACGGTGTTCGCCAAATGTTATCTTCAGCAGGTGTTTATATTAAAGCCACACCAGCAAAATCAAAATCTACCACTCCTGCTACAGGAACTGGCGGTACTAGAGTAAATAAGGCAGAAGCTATCCAGACTTTACGAAACTTGATTCTTCAAGCAACTGAAAGCCCAGAGTCTTTAGACGAAGATATTCTAGGCAAAATGACAGGTAAAGCAGCTCAATACTTTGCTGGTATTCTTTTACAAGCTACAGGGAGTTAATATGTTAAAAGCGGTTTTCGAAAAGAAAGCCGCCTCTATGGGCGACTTTTACATGTACTATAAAAACCAAGACTCTGTAACATACGGTATATGTACTGCCGAGGTTACAGAGGATTATATGTTACCTAGAATTAAATATATCAAACCTAAAGATGATGAGATTTTATTGTGGAACTGGCGATACCATCGTCCTTTAGTTATTAAATACTCAAGTATTAAACAAATGACACCACTATCTAGCGTATTAAAAAATTATGTCTGATAATGACTCCTACAAAGGGTTTACCGATGTAGCAGAACATATTATCATAGAAAACGAAGCGAAAGGTATACAGTATAGATTTACTATTTCTACTTTTAGAGATAAAACTTATATGGGTATACGTGAGTGGTATATGAATTTTGAAGGAGAGTATGCCCCGTCAAAAAACGGAGTGACTCTACCTTATAGTTTACATACTACATCCAGGTTGTATAATGCACTAAAAAGTACACTTAGTACTGCTGAAGTGCTTGACGAAGTTATAGAAGAGGTTAGGAATGCTACAAATAGCCAAACAGTTGAAATATTGGAGTGAGCAGTACTATAATGGTACTCCTGAGATTACTAATGAAGAGTATGACGCAGTAGAACAGATTCATGGACAAATGATCCTAGGTCTGGGCGATGTGCCACATGCTTATCGTATGTTTTCTTTAAAAAAGCACTACGACAAAGATGGTACTCCACCTGTTTCAGGTAACTTAGTAGCATCCGTAAAACTGGACGGAGCAGCCGTAGCACTTACTTACGTCAAAGGTATTCTAGTTCGTGCACTTACACGCGGTGACGGTATCAAGGGTGCTTGTATTACTAGAAACGCTAAGCTTTTACGTGGTGTTCCTCATAAGTTAGAAACCGATGAGCCTTTATTACAAATAACTGGAGAAGTTGTAGCTTTATCTACTGTTGATAATAGCAGAAATTATGCTAGTGGTGCGCTAAAGCAACTGAATGAAATATCCTTTATTCAACGCAGAGACGCCGGTAGTATGAGATTTATAGCTTATAATGCTCAAGCTAGATGTAACATTTGGGGTTTAGAAGATACTTATACTAAAGATCTAGAAACTCTGATCAATCTTGGTTTTGATGTTGTAACTTCTGACTTAGGTGAGTATCCAACCGACGGCACTGTGCTTAGGCTAGACAGCAACTCTGTTTTCAATCATATGGGTTTTACAGATAAGTTTCCACGAGGTGCATATGCCCACAAGGAAGAGCAAGAATATGTGACTACTACTCTTATATCAGTTGAGTGGAATACTGGAAAATCTGGCAAAGTAACTCCAATCGCTATACTTGAGCCTGTTCTTATAGGAGAAGCCAATGTAAGTCGGGCTACCCTTAATAATATAGAATACATTGAAGCCCTAAATCTAGAGATAGGTTGTACGGTAAAAGTCATTAGAGCGGGTGAGATAATCCCCTCTATTATCGGAAGACTGGATTGAGCGGTATTACCTTTAAAAAGTTTAAAAAAACACTTGCAATTTTGCAAAGTTACGTCTATAATAGATTCAGAAATTGAGGAAAGAGATGAAAATAATAGCTCCGACACAGTGTCCTTCTTGTGGATCTGACCTAACAAGAGTAAATGCACAGTTGTTTTGTTTAAACACTAAAGAGTGTGTTGCACAGTATTCAAAGAAGTTGCAAAACTTTTGTAAAAAATTAAAGATAAAAGGTTTTGGTGCGTCTACTTTAGACAAGCTAAAGCTATCAAATTTTAATGACTTAATAAAATTAACAGCTAGTGATTTAGAAGCTAATGGCCTCTCAGCACATATGGCTACAAAGTTAGTAGAAGTTGTTAAAAACAGACTAGATTTAGGAATTTCTCCTAATGACTTTTTAGCTGCTTGTTCAATTCCTCTAATTGGGGATGGGGCAATGCGAAAACTAAACTTCGACTCTATAGCGAATATTACATATGATATGTGCAAAAAGCAGGGTCTCGGGAACATAGCAGCATCTAACTTAGTACTATGGATTGACACAGAGTGGGAAGATTACAAAGCTTTCTGGGAAGTACATTTTTCTAAAGTACTTCCTAAGACAGCCCCCTCTGATAGCGTACTACCTACCGTATGTATTACAGGTAAACTTACAGATTTTAACAACAGAACCGCAGCAGCAGATTACTTATCTTCTCTAGGTTTCCAAATTAAGTCTGGCGTCACAAAACAAGTAAAATATCTAATAAGCGAAGATGGGAATACTTCTTCATCTTCATATAAAAAAGCCGTAGGTTATGGATTGACTATAACCACAATAAAAATTCTAGAGGAAAAATATGACAAATAAAATTAGTTGGAACGAAGAAAACACCGCAAAATTAGTATCACTAGCTGGAACAGGCGTAGTCTCTCAAGCAGACTTGGTAACTATTGCAGACGAAATGGGTACAAGCGCACGCTCAGTTGGAGCTAAACTACGTAAGCTAGATTTCGAAGTAGATAAAGCAGCGGGTAAAGCACCAGCTTGGACACCAGAGCAAGAATCAGCTTTGGGTGACTTTGTTACTTCTAACGCCGGTCAGTATACTTATGTAGAAATCGCAGAATTGTTCCAAGAAGGCACATTCAACGCTAAGCAAGTACAGGGTAAGTTACTTAATATGGAATTGTTTGGTTCTGTACGTAAAGCAGAAAAGAAAGTAGCACCTCGTAAGTATTCTCCAGAAGAAGAAGCAGAATTAGTCTCTCTTATCTCTCAAGGTGCTACTATCGAAGCTATCGCTGAAGCTTTCAACAAACCTATCACTAGTATTCGTGGTAAAGCTCTTAGCCTTTTACGTGCTAAAGAGATTGACGCAATGCCTAAGCAAGCCAATAGCCAAGCTAAAGAGCCTGTAGATTTGTTGGTTGAAATTAATGTTGCAGAATCTACTGTAGATCAAATCGCAGAAGCTATTGGTAAAACTTCTCGTGGTGTTAAATCTATGTTAAGCCGCAGAGGTTTAAGTTGTGTAGACTATGACGGCGAAGGTCGTAGAGAAAAGCTAGATAACAAAGACGCGTAAGCTAAAGTAAACTTCTAAGGGTGGCACTTCGCCGCCCTTTTTTGTCTCTAAATTAAGGGGGTACTAATGAATATATTTCACTCCCCGAGAGTGCTTTAGATGAATATAGAAGGAGTAACGTTATCCCTTCTATTACAAGAACAAGACAAAGACGTCGCATTAACTTACTTTTCAGAACTAAACCAAGACTACTTCAGCAGTTCTTTTAAAACAGTAGCTAAAACTATAAAAGACTTTTATTTAGATAAAGGATTTGTTCCTAGCATTGGTGAACTAGAAGTATATAGAAGTCGTGATAAGAAGTTACTTTCTGCACTAGCATCTATAGCTCTGATAGACTGCGACAACATTGATATACAAGTAGCCATAGAAGAGCTAGCTAATCAATACGCACAAAACACTGCGTTAGATTTATTTGAGGGTCTACTAGAAAGTATTTCTAACATGGATCGTCATGAGCTTATTGAACAAATATCAGCTTTACCAATAAAAATGGAAGACAAAATTAGTTCTTCCGAAGTAGTTTATACTATTTCTGATTTGAAACTATTCTGTTCAGCAGAAGACGCTCAGTTAGACAGAATATACTCAGGTATTTGCGATGAATGGGATCATGAAGCAGGCGGCTATTATAGGCAAGACTTAGTTTTGTTAGGTGGTAAGCGAGGTAGCGGAAAGTCTATTACGTGTGCTAATTTAATTGCACAACAACACAAACAAAAAAATGTATCAGTATATTTTACCATAGAAGATGGAGCACACGCGACTATGGAAAGGATACTCTGTATATTGTCTCAAGTACCTTATGGGAACATAAAAAAGAAAACAACAACAGACGCAGAAAATAAATTATTAGCGCAAACATTAGCTTCTCTTTTCGATAATGGTGAAGCCTGTCTAACGGACTATTTAACTGTAGCCCCTAAACTAGACTTAGTAGAATTTCAGGACGTATTGTATAGAGAATGTAAAGAGAAAGAAGAAGGTCGTATAATAATAGTAGACGACAGACAACTTAGCGTAGGGTCTATAGATTCTAAAATTTCTAGTATTAAATCAAAATACGGAGATAAACTGGCTTTGGTTGTAGTAGATTATGTTAACCAGGTAATACTAGACGGTAACACTGACATGTATGATTGGAAGCCTCAAATAGTTATATCAAAGACTCTGAAGACTTGTGCTAGAAAAAATAACATATGTATCGTCAGTCCATATCAAATTGATGATACCGGAGTGGCTAGATTCGCTAAAGGTATACTAGATGCCGCAGACGTTGCTCAAATACTAGAAGTGGCTGATAAAGAATCAGGGCTGCTAGGTTTGAATACATCCAAAGCTAGGTCGGCTAACGATACTGGAAAATACTTGATGCATATGGATTGGAAGACTCTTACAATAGACCCTAGACCTGTGGTGCTCGATGTAGAAGATGACGAAGACAGTGTGGGTTCCGGTAAACCTATTGAAGGATTGGAAATATGACAGAAGTAGAAAAATTATTAACTGAAAAAGAGGTAACGTTTTTCTCGAAAGGGAAAGACTTATTAGTTACATGCTTTAACACAGAGCATGACGACGAAAACCCCTCTATGAGAATAAGTAGAGAAACCGGAGCATATCATTGCTTCGGTTGTGGTTATAAAGGAAATGTATTTACTAGGTTTAACCGATATAGAAATATATTTTCTGCTAGAATTACTGCAATAAAAGAATCTATTACAGATCTACGGATGGCATCTTGGGCGGGGTTTACTCTACCTACAGATGCTTTTTTTATGTATGAACCTTACAGAGACATACCAGCAGATGTTATTAAAAAATTCGAAGCATTTAAAACAGACAAAATAGGGATGGAAGGTAGGATAGTATTCCCTATAAAAGATAATAGAGAAGTTACCGTAGGTTTTCAAGGTAGATTTATAAACTCTAAAATTAGCCCTAAATATTTAGCTTACCCTGCGGGAGTGTCTTTCCCCTGGTACCCTAGCCCACCTAGAATTACGCCACTCGGCAACTCCATTGTGTTAGTAGAAGGATTAATGGACGCATTATTTTTACACGGAAAAGGTATAACAAATGCCGTCAGTATTTTTGGCACTAAAAGTGTTACATACGATACTATACTAGAAAAAATAACCCCCTTCTTACTGATGGGAATAGATACAGTATACTTATTATTAGACGGGGACAACGCAGGTCGCAGTGCCTCCACTAACATTGCAAAAATGCTTAAACAACAAACAGATGTAATAGTTGAAGAGTTGCCTTTAGAAGATGGGGAAGACCCTGCGACACTAACCGATGAGCACTTAATTAGTATAAGAAAGTATTTGACAAAAGATGGAATATAAAGTATAATACTGTTAACTAAGAAATAAGGAAAAGATTAAATGATAAAAATAGCAGTTGTACAGAAATGTCCGTCTAACGTTAATTACGAAAAGATGTATCAACTAGGTAGTGTCGATGTTATTAATCTATGTAGCACAAAGCAGTCTAAAGTACTTGTGCGCGACGTAGATTTAAATATACAATCACTAGCAGAACACGAAGCTAACCCATCTGGATTTTGTCCAGAGGCTTACGATTGGGTAATTTTGGTAGGCTCGGAAGCATTGAAAATGTTTACCAAAGCCACAGCAGTTACTGATTATTCGGGCAAAATAGCCCCAGGCAAGAAAGGAGAAACTAATTTCATAGCTTCTATCAGCCCTGCTGCTTTAGCTTTTAAACCAGAAACAAAACCAGTGTTTGATGCTACAGTATTAAACATTCACGCTATTGTGTCCGGTACTAACCAGCGAGCGTTTGAAGGAACCTATGAGTTCTACCAAGAAACTTCTGGATTTAAAACTTATTTACAAAAGCTAGTAGATGGAAACTATCCTGTTATAGCTTTAGATACAGAAACCTCTGCTCTTTCTTGCAGGGACGGATATTTGCTTGGGATTTCTTTGTCTCATAAAATAGACCAAGGCGTATACGCACACGCAGATTGTGTAGACGAAGAATGTATCGCATTAATGCAAAACCTATTAGATACTAGAGCAGTAGTATTGCATAACGCCAAGTTTGATATGCACTTTCTAACCTATCACCTCAACCTCAACTTTATTGGTAGAAACATACAAGATACAATGATTATGCACTACTTGTTAGATGAAAGACAGGGTACTCACGGGTTGAAGTCTTTAACTATGAAATATGGTACTCTTGGAGATTACGATAGAGAACTAGATGAGTATAGACGTGCATATTGTACTGAACATAGCATAGGTTTGGCAGATTTTTCTTATGATTTGTTTCCTTGGGATGTTATCAAAATATATGCTGCCAAAGATACTGATGCTACTATGGCTATATACAATAAGTTTCAGCCAGTACTTGAGAGCAATCCCCGTTTATTTAATTGCTACAATACCTTAATGCTTCCAGCGCTACATTTTTTAACTAAAATGGAAAACAGAGGTATACCAATTTCTAAATCTAGGCTAGTGCTTGGAAAGAAGTTATTAACGGATGAGTTAGATATACTTGAGAAAGAACTATACTCATATCCAGAAGTGCATGCCTTAGAAAGTATGCAGGGTGATGTGTTCCTTCCAGGTTCTGTTAAACAGTTGCGTATTTTATTGTTTGATTTATTAAGTTTAAAACCGACAGGTAAATTGACAAAGACTGGTGCTATTTCTACAGACTCAGAAGTTCTAAAAGAATTGTCAGAGCAACATAAGTTACCGGGACTAATACTAGAAGTACGACAGAAAACCAAACTGAAAAACACATACATTGATAAGTTGCTTCCAGTTATAGACAAAGACTCTAGAGTCAGGACAGGCTTCAACCTTACTAGCACAACTTCTGGTCGATTGAGTTCTTCTGGTAAATTTAATATGCAGCAACTACCCAGAGACAATCCAATTATTAAAGGTTGTGTCAAAGCACCAGAAGGCTACAAGATAGTAGCAGTGGATCTAAGTACTGCAGAAGTATATTACGCTGCTGTATTATCCAATGATACTAATATGAAACAAATCTTTATTGACATGAAACGTGATCCTAAGAAATATCCTGACTTTCACTCTAGTGTTGCACACATGGTATTCAACCTTAAATGTACTCCTGCAGAAGTTAAAAAGCTATACCCAGCTCTTAGACAGGCAGCAAAAGCTATCACATTCGGTATTTTATACGGTAGTGGCCCAGCCAAGGTAGCAGAATCAGTCAACCTAGCATTTGCGGAGGAAGGGCAAGCACAAACCTGTACTTTGGATGATGCAAAAGAATATATTGCGGATTACTTTACTAAATTTGCGAAGCTTAAACGTTGGATTGATTCTACTCATAGAGAAATTAAATCTAAAGGTTACGTTTACAACTTCTTTGGCAGAAAGAGAAGATTACATAACGTCAATTCTATTGACAAAGGAGTAGCAGCCGGTGAGGTGCGTTCTGGCTTTAATGCTGTGATACAATCTGTAAGTTCTGACCATTTATTACTAGGTGCTGTTGGTGCTGATGAAGAGATTTTGCGTATAGGTATGGATGCTCAGATATTTGCCTTAGTACATGACTCCGTTGTAGCAGTAGTTAAAGAGGAAGAAGTTGAAAGTTATATAAAACTAATAACTAGATTTATTCAGATAGACAGAGGTTGTTCTATTAGTGATTGTCCAGTAGGAGTAGAGGAAGATTCCGAACCAGGCGGCTCTGAAGATTATTCTTGTGGTAAGTTAGTTAAAATGTTCCCAGAACTAGCTGCCGCATGATACACTTCCCAGTGTACGCTTTAAGACCTTACCATTTATTGTTTGAAGAAAATGAGTACAAAGTAGTACAAACTGCCAAGAGTAGGTTTATATTAGATTTTGTAGACAAAGAGCTAGTGCAATCCTCCTACAGTAAAAGGAGGATTTTGCTTCTAGGACTAGATCTACCATACAAATTATATCCATTGAATAAAAAAATAGATACACTATCTGGTATTGTATCTAATAAGTACCGTAACTTTATTGATGCTAAAGGTAACCTGATACGCTGGAAACCAACAAAATTTCATAAAATAATATGTAAACTTATAACGTACAGAGAAATAACATCAGACGGCAACATGCTGTTAAAAGTACAGGGATACGAAACAGTATTTAAGTCTTACCCAACCGAAGCTTCATACGCTAGAGTGGTACGATTTAAAAATGTAGACATAATTTATGATTTTACAGATACTAAAGTACCAAATACTAGGAGAAAACTATGAAAAACAAAGCCGTAGTATCAAATAGAATATATTTGAATTGCGAGCTAAAGTCGGAGCTACGTACCGTACTAAATGATAATTTAGTATATAAACTAAGTCAGATGCCTGTATCTCCGTACCCTTTAGTTATAAATAATATTATTAAAGTAACTGATTCAATTGTATCCATACCCTCGGGTAGGCTAGATCTAATACCGGAAGACTATGAAATAGTAGACAAACGAGCAAAGACTCCTGCCAGTATACCCAAGCCTTCATTCGAGCCTAGAGAAGATCAACAGGCTGCAATTGATTTTATAGAAACTTCTGGATTAGTTAATGCTAAACCTGGTTGGGGTAAAACTATAGCGGGTTTGGGCATAGCGCACAAGTTCCAGCAAAAAACACTTATAATAACCACAACCACTATCATAAGAGATATGTGGATAAAAGAAGTAGAGAAGTGGTTTGGGATTAAGTGTGGGGTTATTGGTGGTGGTAAACTGAATTTTGATGCGCCCATAACAGTTGGAAACATACAGACCGTCAGGAAAAAAGCGACCGAGCTAGCCAATGAGTTTGGTTTAGTTATTGTAGATGAAGTACATCGTTGTCCTGCTAAAACGTTCACAGATACTATAGACGCATTCAGAGCAGAGCACAAAGTTGGCTTATCTGGCACATTATTAAGAAAGGATGGGTTGCACTGTGTTCTTCCAGATTACTTTAGTACTAACGTGTTTATAGGTAAAGATGAAAACAGAATGAGTCCTGCGATACACCTATGGGAAAGTGCTTCTAGCATTAGCTCAAACGAATTTATTCCCTGGGCTAATCAAATAAATAAGCTGTATTCTACACATTCCTATAAAACTGAGATATTAAACTTAGCAAACCTATACATGGATGCTGGGCACAAAATACTAGTATTATTCGATAGAACTTTTATACTAGAAGAGCTACACAAGCTTACCGAAGATAGGACACTGCTTATTACGGGAAGTATTGGAGATAGAGATAAAATACTAGACGAGATAGGTAAGAAAGACTCTATTGCTAAAGGGCTCTGGGGCACTCAATCTATATTTTCAGAAGGTTTTTCGGTTAGTGAATTATCTTGTGTAATACTAGCAACCCCTATAAGTAATGACCCTTTACTGGAGCAGATAATAGGTAGGATACAGAGACAGGCTGAGGGCAAGAAAACTCCGATAGTAGTTGATATAGGGTTGGACGGTAGCACTGGCAATAGACAAAAGAATACCAGAAAAAGATTCTACATTAATAAGGGCTGGGAAATAAAGAGTATGGGAAGCATCAAATAAATTAAAAAATACTTTGACAAAAAGCTATAATTTTTATATACTACATAAATCGAGAAACAGGAAAACAAGTAAGATAAATAATTTAAAGTTTGTTTTGACAAAAACGTAAAATTCTTGTATAATAGTTAAATCGAGGAAAAGCAACTAAGTGAAACGTTTTGATTATGAAAAAATATTCATACTAGCACACGGCAGACCTGCTCAGATGCTAGACTATTATAAAGAATGGAGTACAGGACCGAATTTTATAGTTAACCCAAAAGCTATAGTGGCAAGCTTTTGGCTTACAGACAGGCAGAAAGCAGAATACTTAGGTATCTGTGCCTTACGTAGCTATGAAGATTATAAGTTTCAAGGAATAACAGACCTAAGCCTAGGCAGTCTACCCAGTTGGGTTCCCTTAACTATAGTCAAAGAAAATCCACTAATTCAAATAACCGATACACAAATAATATTTCTAAAGGAAAAATAAAAATGGCTATACAGTTCAATAAATTAAACGGCGGCGCTAAAAAATCAAACATCAAATATATGAAGCTAGTAGACGGTGCGAATACTTTCCGTATCTTACCTGACTCTATAATTTGTATGTATACATATTGGGTTAAAGGAGCTGAGGGTAAAGACTTGCCTTTTGAAGCTTTACAATTCGATAGAAATACAGAAAAGTTTGTTAACACTAGACCCTGCCCTATCTCAGATATGAAATTATCAGACGCAAAGGGTGAGCCTCTTAGATGTCAGTGGTCTTACAAATGCCGTGTCATCAATGCCGCTACGGGAGCTGTAGAAATATTACAACTTAAAAAGGGTATTCTTACAGATATTATTTCAGTAGCACAACAGCTAGAAGTAGATCCTACAGATCTAGATACTGGTATGTGGCTTACTGTTACTAGAGCCAAGACTGGCCCTCTAGCATATAATGTAGAATACTCCCTGCAACAGTTAAAGTGTAAGTCATCTCCTCTAGAAGATGAGCACTTAGCTAAGTTAGCAGAGCTTAAGTCAATGGAAGAGTTGTTTCCAGTAGAAACTTACGCTGCACTATCTGCTAGATTGACTAAACATGTCAATGGTGAAGTAGATGCTGAAGAAAGTGAAGGTTCTGCTTCTCAAGATGAAGCAATGAACGAATTAAGTTAAATAAAAGGCGGCTATTATGCCGCCTTTACTTTTAGGTATTAAATGAAAATTATATTTATAGCAGATATTCACATTAAACTAGGGCAAAAAAATGTACCTAGAGATTGGCAGTATAATAGAACTGTACAACTAGCTGAAAGCATCAATAAGGTTGAGGGTGCTGATTACGTTGTAATAGGTGGAGACCTACTGGACGTAGCTAAACCTTCTATAGAAGAGGTTGGTTTAATGTATGACTTCTTAGAGGCAATAGATCTTGGGGGGTATATTATACCAGGCAACCACGAGATGGTTACTAAGACTAAAGATTGTTTTTCTTATGTAACAAATATGCTTAACTCTGTTGGGTTTTCTGTTGTAAGAGAGTTTGATACTATTGACGGTGTAGATTATATACCCTACAATATTCTAAAAGACACTTGGCCTAAAACTAACAGCAAGATAGCAGTTACCCACGTGAGGGGAGAAATTCCTCCACACGTAGAACCTGAGATAGATTTATCTAAGTACGAAAGTTATGAGTGTGTTTTTGCGGGTGATTTACATTCATACAAAAATTCACAACTAAACCTGCTATATCCGGGTAGTCCTTTTACGACTTCTTTCCATAGGAATAAAACTACAGGTTCAAATGGCTACTTTGTTATTGATACTAATACAGGATGCTATGATTGGGTGGAACTAGATCTCCCTCAGCTTATTCGAACGACTGTAACTAGTGAAAAAGAGATAGTACCTACAGAAGTTGATCACACAATCTATGAGATTGAAGGTAACTTAGAAGAATTAGCGGGAATCAAAGGTACTGAGTTATTAAGTAAGAAAATTACGAAGAATATTAGTAGTCCTAGCACATTAGCTATGTCCGGAAATATCGTACAAGAACTATCAGTTTACCTAGAGCAGATTAAGAAGATAGATACAGCTAGTATCCCAGAATATATAGATTTATTTAAAAAGGTAGTATTGCATGATTAGTATAAATAGTATGGAGTTCAGTAACATATTAAGCTATGGAGATAGCAATGAGGTACACTTCAATAAGTCTGCCGTTACTCAACTTATTGGGAGTAATGGCGCAGGTAAGTCGTCTATTCCTATCATACTAGAAGAAGGGTTGTTTAACAAAAACTCTAAAGGAATTAAGAAAGGCGACCTACTTAATAAGTTTAGTACAAAACCGACATATAATATCAAAATCCGTTTTACTGTAGACGTAGATCAATACGTTATAGACAAGACCGTAGGTAGCACAACAAAAGTTACATTACACAAAAATGATGAAGATATTTCTGGGCATACTACTACTCAAACATACAAATCTATGGAAGAAATCTTTGGGGTGGACTTCATGACTTTTACTAAGATAGTATATCAATCTATGGTTAGTAGTTTAGATTTTATAAGTGCTACAGATAGTACTAGAAAAAAGTTTCTAATATCACTATTAGGACTGGAAAAATATGTTGCTAAAGAATTGATTCTTAAAGATAATCTAAAAGCTAACAAAACTC